TGATATAAGTGGTGTAATACTGTTACTAATTAAAATAACACCAGTACGCTCTGCGTGTCCACTTGCTGGACCTGCATTATACTGTCTAGTTGCACCAGCTTGGAAGTTTTGTAGTGTAGTTCCCCTTGTACAATTTGTTAATCTTTTTAGTGTATGATCAATAGTTGTGAAACTAATAATTTCGTTATCAATATAGACCGTACCACTGTCTGGGAAGAATTTAGATTCTACAACTGGTATAAATGTTTGGTCAGCAGTAATATCTGCTGAAAGTTGACTATTTGCACCTTCGTTTGTAACTTCATAACGCACAGGTAAGTTACCTGATCTCATAAACGCTTCTGTGTTTACGTTTGAGTTACGCATTCTGTGACAGAATACAAAGTTACCATCAGCACCACGTGCCATCCAGTCAATAAAACCAGCACCATACCAACTGTATTGAATCCCAATCATCTGCATGTATCTAACATCCATATTGTATCCACTCTTGCCAGTGCCGTCCATTCTGTCTAAGTTAAATTCGCTTTGTAGTACACGCTTATCTGATATTAAGTTTACTTTGGCTGCCGCAATATTTGTTACACCTCTAAAGTCTGGTGTTACTGTTATTTGTGTTTGTGAATCAACGTGAGCAACAACATGTGTCATTCCTTTAAGAACAATTCTATCCCCTGCTCTAAGTTGATCTCTAAATCTTGTATTCGTGCCTACAACTAAGTTACTATCTCTGTTAATAGCAATAGTACCAGCAATTTGTTTCGTACTTGTACGTTGTGCTACACTTAAATTAGTTCCATCATATTCCCAATAAATTCCGTTTTGGTCATCAAAGATACCTGAGCGTACTGTTGCTCCGTGCCAACCAACAACTGTCATCTGCGCTGCAAAACCTAGTACTGCTGATGTAGATCCTAAACGTCTACCGCCTAAACATTTAATAGTACGTTCGTCAACTACTTGCGTAACTGTATATTCGCCATTATAGCCTGCTGTCTCAGCACCAATAATTCTGACTTTGCCGCCTACTTGTGCTCCGTGGTCGTTGTCATCAGTAACAATAGTAATTGTAGCACCTAGTTCTACACTTGATGATGTAATACTTCTCACATCATAACTTGGAGCAAACAAGGCACCAGTTGTATACATAATACCTTTACCTGACTGATATCTAATGTACTTTTTACTCTGTCTAATTGCTTGAGCACCGTGTTGTGGTCCGCCTGTTCCTAACTGAACACCGCCGTCATATGGTCTGTGAACAAAGAACGAGTCTGGTCTTAGATACACGTTACCTTGAATTCTATCTTCAGTACTGTCTCCTGTAAATTCAGCAATCGCTCCAGGAGCTCTTGCGTTATATCTTACAATTTTAGTTGTAGGAATTTGAGTAGCAATAAATGATCCTGATGCTAGTGTGTGATTGTTAGTGCCATCATCTGATGCTACGTCAATAATAAATGTATCACCTGGAACAATACCATGTGAGTATGGCCAAATAATTTCAATTGTTGCTAACGCTTCAAAATCTACACTACTTCCTGAAGTAATACTAGTAGTCGAAAAGTCTGTAAGTGTTACTGCGTTTACTAAGTTTAATGATCCGCCGCCAGCACCTGTTCCAGTAATGCTAACTGTTGCTATTCCTCCACTGCCGTCGACTGAGTCAACAACTAATGTAGCGTTGTTTCCCGGATTGTCTCCGCCTAAATTTGTTCCAACAACAACAATGTTGTTACCAACTTGATAATCTGCTCCATTTGCGTTAATAGCAACACTATATACACCTGAAGTTCTAGTAATATTAAATGTTCCGCCTGCTCCAGCATGTGCTTGATTAACACCTGATACTGCTGTGAAGTCTGTTGGTAATGATGGTGCCGATCCTGCTATTGATACTGTGCTAATTGAACCGTCAGTTCCGCCAACAGCACTAATAGTTATTGTAGCATCATTGCCTGGTGTTGATCCACCAATAGTGTCGCCTGCTACTGTAAATGTTTGATCTATATGATAATCTGTACCTGCTGTTGCTATAGCAACACTGTAATTACTACCGTCGTTAGTAATATTAAAGTCAGCGCCTGTTCCAGATAAGTTTGCTAGTGTTTTACTTTCAAATGATCCGCCGTTGAATGCTGATGGTACTGACGACACATCTGCGCCTTCTAGTCTTACATCAGTAATTCCACCTACGGCATCAACCGAAACAACTCTTAAATATAAATCATTTGCTGGACTTGCTCCGCCCATATCTGTACCAGCACAAACAAGTGTATCTGCTGTATTGTACCCTGTACCTGCCGAGCCTCCGTATTGAATACTGTATGTAGTTCCATTTACATTAATACTAAATTCAAAGTTTGATCCTGAACCACCTGTAAACGTTAAGTTTCCACCGCCAAAGCTATAATTTCTAGTTTGACTTGGAGGAGTACCAATACTCCAGCCTGTATCTGGTGCTAGTGTTGTGATTGATCCACCGGCACCAACTGCTGTAACTTTACCAATAAAGTCATTACCGCTATTAGCTTGATTACCGTCTTGGCCTGTTCCGCCTAGCAGTGAACTTCCTGCTATCTTCAATCTATCGTTTATAGCATATCCTGTTGAATCGTTTGGTGAGTTAATATCAACTGTTGTAAATCCGTTATTTTCATATAAGATATCAAAGTTTGTTGTTCCAATGCTACCTGAGCCATTGTTATATGTTTCAGTAACACTATTGTATGAAATACTTCCGCTTAATGCTGTTCCTGTTACACTTGCCGCTGTAATGCCGCCTGTGCCATTAACTGTTGTAACAATTACTAAAGCATCATTTGCCGGAGTTGCGCCGCCTAAATTATCACCTGTAATTGTAATTGCGTCACCAGCAACATATCCTGATCCTGATTGTGCTATTGATGATACAGTATAATTTATTCCGTTTCTATTAATATTAAACTGTCCATTACTACCTACTGGACTAGGAATGTTTCCTGATACTGCTGTATATGTTTCTGTGTTTCTAGTAATAGCTTGAGTAAAACTACCACTCATTGTTACTGTACTACCTACAACAGTATTAACAAAAATAGCATCTCCGCTACCGTTATCAGCCGCTAGTCCTGGAACAATTCCTGTAGTATTACCAACTGTAAAATTTGTGTTACCAATACCAATATCACTTGATAATTGCATTCCTAATGCGTTACCATCAGGTGTACTAGCAATACCAGTTACCTGTGTTCCTGTTGGGAAAGCTGGGTCATCAATCGGAGCACCAATTTCTGGTACATCACCTGTAAACGCTAATCTGTTTTCACTTTGCTGTGCCGCAAGTGCCAAAGTCATAGTACCTGCTGTACCGTTACTGTATACAAAAAACTGTGGCTGTCCTACACTTGCTCCAGTGTAGAAAGCACCTTTACGTAACTGTGTATACGTTGTTGATAGTACTTGTCCGCTTGCTGTACCAACTTTTGCTTTAGCATAAAATGTAAATGTGTTATTTGTTGGAATTGTTGTAATAATAAATGAACCTTCAGCTCTTGCCGCTCCAACAACAGCATCTTCAAGTGCTTTAATTGTAATCGGAGTGCCCGGTTCAAAGCCGTGAGCACCTAATGTTGTTACTGTAATTAAACTAGCACCAATGCCTTCTGATCCTACAGAAGCATCTGTAGTAACACTTAATACCTGTGTATCAGTACCTGGTAATTCGTAAACACTTGGATAACCACGCATCATACCAATAGCTGACCATTTAGTAGGCTGTAGTCCGTATTCAAAGTCAGCATCAAGCATACTTAATGGAGGCGCTACACGCATACGTTCAATAGCATCAGTACCAAAATCAAATGGTCTTGTTGTTTGTACTGGAGAATCTACAAAGATTTGTAATTCGTCTTCAGTACTCATTGTTGATGTATTAAATTTTAAATCTAATACAGTAATACTATCTGTTACTTGTAAATATTTTGGAAAGTCAGCATCTGCGTTTTCGTTAGCATTAACTGAATCATATTTTTCAACATAGCCACTACTATCTCTAGGTGTTACATCATCTTTACGTGTTACAATACCGCCTTTTAATTCGTCAGTAAAGTTATAAATTACTGTTGCGTCTGTTGTGTTAGTAACAATAAGTAAGTCGCTTGAGTCATAGTTTCCTACAAATCTAACATGTCCTAAGCCTTTACGCTCAAATGTTGGTAAAGCACTAGTTCCTGTTGTTAATACATCAATAACTATTCCTACTAGTCCGTTAATACGTGCTCCTGCTGGTACTTCAGAATTTGTACCATTTGTTACTTGTGCTACGTTTCCTTGGAATGGAGTTGATTGTGGACTGTTAGTAAAGACGTGATTAACAATTAAGTCTCTAGTAAAGCCTTTAGCTAAGATTTCTGCTTGTCTGTCGCCGTCAACTTGGGCAACGTCTTGTTCCCAATATGTATTTGAAATTCTTGTAGTTTCTTCGTTTCCGCCGTAGCGCATGTCAAATGCGTAAGCATCAAGATTATAACCTGTATCTCTTTCACACTTGGAGTCGTTATAAGTATAACCTACAAACCCTGTTGTTCCTGCGTTAACTTGATATTGTATCCAAGCCGCTACTTCTTTTTTAATAAATTCTTTGTTAAGTGATAGCAGTGCGTAAGCATTAGGATATAAATTATCATCTAACCCTAACCCTGGATAAAACTTATAGTCGTAAATCTTTTTCTTAGCCATTCTTTATGCTCCAAATGCTACTGCAAGGGCTGTTGCCGTTGCGTCAACATATCCTTTTCTTGTTGCGTGTGTTGTCTGTGTAGGGTCATTTTGTAATACAACATTGTTAACTATATTTACATCACCGTTAAGGTTAGCACCATTAAGATTGATGTTACTAGCTGTACTATCAGGAGCAGTTGTCATATCAATTGTATATGCCATTACTTGTCCTGGTGTGTTATATCCAATGTCTACATTGTCTACTGTACCTGGTATAGGTCCATAACTATTTAAAGCAACTCTACCGTCAATAACAGATAGTGTTGTATTAGTTAAGTAGTTAACTTTAAAAATTCCGCCGGTTACAGCAAGACTTTCAATACTGTTTGTAACCTGTACACCTGTATCGTCACCCGGTTGTTCTTCCGGTGGCACATATGCCACAAACGGAGTTCCATTAAGCAAAATACTTTGAACGTTAATAACAGGAGTTGTTAATCTTCCTGTAGCATCAACTGTAAAGTTTGGACTTTCAAATCCATTTTGTGCTTGGAATTTATCGTTAATTACTGTTGCCATGTTCTACCTTATATTGCGCTAATCTGTTTAATTGTAATAGTTCCACGCATTGCTGAGTGTGAAGTACACTGGTATGCGTAGTTCCCACTAATGTTTGCTGGAATTTTCCAATATAGTGTTCCACCTGTTTGACCTTGTGCGTTACTACCTGTAGATACTACGCCTGCGGTTGATACATGTGTAAGTCCTGTGTTGTACTGTGCTCCTGCTCCTGTTTCAATTTGAAATGGATGCATTCCCATTGACGAATCGTTTAAATCAAATGCTATTGTAGCACCATTAAGAGCAAATATAGTTGGATCTTCAGTTGATCCGTAAGCATCAAACTTATATCCGTTACTGTTATCAGCTGACACTACAAGTGTAGTAATAGCAGGATATGCCATTCTATCAATTGATGTTTGTGTGTCAACCCAAGCAGTGCCATTCCAAACAATTACTGTTCCAGTACTTGGTGAAGTTATTGTAACATCTGAATTGTCGCCTAATGCGCCGCCTGATGATGCAATTGTAATTGTATCGCCTGCTACTGATGTAGTAATACCTGTTCCGCCAGCGATTGTTAAAGTATCTGTTGTATTGTCTGCTTCTGCTAATCCGCTGTCTCCTTGTACATTCGAGAAAGCATTTTGGTTAGCTTCACCTGAGTTTGGCGATCCAACATAGTTAATTGTAACTGTGTCACCAACCATCGATGTTGAAATATTAGTTCCACCTGCTACAGTTAATGTATCAGTTGCGCTATTAGCAGTTGTTGATCCTGTGTCTGCTGTAAATGTTTCAAATAAACTTTGTGTACTACCTGCTGACACTGTTGCGAAACTAAATGTTCCGTCACCAGCCGCTGTTAGTACTTGCCCACTTGAACCATCTACTATACTTAAATCTGTTAGTAGTGATGGAATAGATGGCTTGTTGTTTAAGTTATTATAATTTGTAAAATATGAACTATCAAATCCGTCTAGTGTGTCAGCGTCTGTTCCGCCGCCACCTGATGTTGAGTCAGTTCCTGGTGCCCATTTTGCTCCGTCCCATTTTAAAACGTTACCAGCTTGAGGTGCTTGTGATACCGTATCAACATCTGTCAACGAGTTAATGTTGCCGGTGTAAGCAACAGCAGATAATGGATCAGTATAATTTGTAATTGCTCCGCCGCTTGCGTCTAAAAGCAGTTTATGCCAAGCGCCTGCGTGTGCTACGTGTACTGTACCTGTTTGATGATTATGTAGCTGTGCGCCGTGATAAGTGCTTGCACTGACTTGGTTTAACGCATTAGTACTAGCAACGTGGAATGCTATTTTATTAACTTTAGAATCATCATTTGGAACATCAAGTTCCATGTTTGAGTTAATAATATCTTTTAAACTTGTTCCGTCACCTAGTGCGTTATACAGTTCATCTGTATTAGCATTTAGTTTTGTACCTGCGCCACGAAGCGAATCACCTGTTCCGTCGTTTGCTGCACCACCTATATTAATCGTTGATTTTGCCATTTTTACACCTTATCAAATGTTATTGTTGTAGTATCCATCGTTGTTTCTATACTATCAAATGTATTTATACCATCTGACACTTCTGTAGATACATCCGCGACAAATGCTGGCGGAGTAAGTTGATGAATAGTTTTAGCATATGTAGCATGAAATATTAGTTTAGCACCAGCATACACGTTGCTTGTAGGATCAGCTTTAATCTGTACTCTACTTTCGTCAACTGTTACTGAAATATTAATTAACTCCTGGTTAATACTTGATCTGCCAAAAATACTTGCTACTGCTCTATCTGGTCTAGCAACTACACTAAGTTGCATAATTTCTTTTTCGTTTGAATCGTGTTCAACAGTTATCTGGTAGATTGCGCTACTAAAATCACCTAGATGAAATTCATCCATTATAGTTCCAAACTGTATGCCTATCCAGTTACCTTTGTAACTGAAACTTGACCTGTCTGGTAATGATATTGTTTTGTTCGCACCCTTGGAAAAGAGACTAGATAAAAGTTTGTTCATGATTCATGCTCCATATTGTATTTATCGTTTAGAACATATATGGATAGTTAGTATATTAAGATAAGTCTGTTAAGCTATGGGCAAACTGGTATAAATTATCAAATATATCCGTTTGTTTCTTTATATCTTTGTTAGAAAACGTGTTTAGCTTCTTGGAAGTTTCAATCCCGTATCCTGTACGTACTAATACAGGCTTTGCTTTAGCCTTTACAGCGGCTTTTAGATCACTAATTTTATCCCCAACATACAATCCGTTTTTCCAATTTACACCAATTTCAGCTGATGCTCTTTTAAACATTCCTGTATTTGGTTTAGCATATATGTCATCTTTTAAATTAGTTGTAGAATAATATAATCCGTTAATGCTTTTACATCCAATATTTCCTAATAATTCTAGCATATAATTATGAACAAGGTCTACATCAACTGCGTCCATAATACCTTTCATAATGCCTGCTTGATTAGTTAAAATTACTACATCGTAACCTTTATCTCTAATTATTTTAACTGCTTCTAAACTTCCTTCGATAGGTTTGAAATCTTCAGGCTTTGTTACATATGTACCAATATCCTCATTTATAGTTCCGTCTCTATCTAATCCTATTACCGGTGTACTCATTAAGGTCTCCATCTATCATCTGACCATCCTACCTTATTTGGATTAACCCATTGTAAATCTTCTAGGTATATAGGATCATTATTAATTAATTTTTGTTTCCAACTATCTACAAATTCTTTTGTCTTTGTATCTAACTTTTCTATATGTGTTTCGATAAATTCAGCCGCTTCGTGTGTTAAAGGATGTACTTCCGGATTAAGCATATACTGATGTTCAGGCTTTCTACTTGGAACACTCTTTGGTCTAGAATTAAAAAATTCTTCGTTTGTTCCAAACCCTAAAGCATTTAGTATAGGAGGTACGCTAGTTGCTATATCATCTTTATAAATTTCAAGGATTGATCTTACATCTTCTAATTCTAATTTTTTATTATCTTGATTAAATGTAAGTGATTGTTCTTCCCAACCTTCAATTGGATCTCGAAAGTTAGTTGTAACAACTTTACATCCAATTGCTTTTAATGCTTTATGAGTTGACGATATAAGACTACAATCTCTCATAGTACAATGTATCATATCAGCCCATTGCCATTTATTAGTATATTGATAATTGTTAAGTTCAAATTTCCCATCATCCATATGACTTTGATGAAAGTTTCCTGGTGTCCACCAACCGTGTCCCATATGATATCGGTCTTCACGGAACATACTTGACCATTGTAGTAAAATTAGATCATCCTTATTAAACTTGTGTATAGAATTAGCTTCCCATAGACGCATATTGATATACATATTACCTGCGCCACTTTTTGCCCAGTTAGATGTTTCATACCCTTTATTTTTATATTGGTATAGTAGTATGTCTGCCCACGTTGGATAAAAATATTGTGTTAGGCTACATCCAAAAGCAAATATCCTCATACTAGACTCCGCAAAAGTCCTAACATCATTTTATGCGGAATAGATTTTATTTGATCAAAGTCAATTTTTTCTTGGCATCTTCTTTCAGCATGTTCTTGGGCTTCGGGAGGTATTTGATTATATTGTTCTAATATTTTATCAGTGTTAAACAATCCTAACGCATACATAACGATAGAAAAATTATATTCATTAAACAATACGTTAGGAGCCATATCATCGTCTATAGGAATACGTGTCTTCCACATTTCTAAATTTTGTTTTAATGATTCTGGTAAAGGAGTATCTGCTACTGCTTTCCAGAAAGGAGTATCACGTCTAGGTGTAATGTAATGTAAAGCAATAAAGTCTCTAATGTTGTCTGTAATATCATTTACTTCATTGTTATATTTTTCTATACTTTGATTATTATAATTAATTAAACGTTTAACTAATAAAAATGTTTGTTGTATAGTAGTACCAATACTACTTGCTTCTAAAGGCTCTACAAAACTAGCACTAAGTCCAGTAGCACATACATTACCTATCCACGGTTTATCAAGTGCGCCAGGATCAAATTTAATGTGCTTGGCTACCTCAATTCCGTGTCCAAGGTATGCTTCTACCTCACGTTGGGCTTGTTCGGCAGTAATAAAGTCACTGTCAAAAATATATCCATTACCTTTTCTGTTCCATACTGGTATACGAAACATCCAACCGGCATCCATAGCCTTTGCTAGTGTCCACATTGGTATTTCATTGCCTCTAGGATCAATTGTATTAGTATATTCTGTAGGGAATACAATAGCTTCTTTCATTTTAAGATGCTTACTATAACTTTGCCATTCGGCACCGAGCTCTTTAATTAATAATCGACTAAATCCTGTACAGTCAATATAAAAATCATAGTTGTATGTTTGTTTTTCGCCTTCAATTGATTCTATTACGTTTTGATCAGTTACATTTACTTTTGTAATTTCATCGTCAATAATGTTTATACCTTTGCTAATTGAAAAATCAGTTAGAAAGTCATTTAATTTTTGTGTATTGAAATGATATTGGGCTACTCCCGTTTCGTTTGGTTGTTCCTCAATAAATTTCATAAACGGTGTTTCGTTTTTCCAGAGATAAGTTCCTACAAACTCTTCAACTGGAACCTTCTCACCGATCAATTTAGCTAGTACCATAGGAAATCCCATATGATCAGCTACTACCGGGTCATGTACGTTTTGTAAATATGGATCTTTAGTCCAGTCTTCAAACATAATGCCTGCTTTAAATGTAGAATCACATTCTTTTATAAGTTTGCCAGCAGTAATACCTACATAGTCCATAAACTTTGACCAATGTTCAGTAGATCCTTCGCCAACACCTATAGTTCCAATCTTACTTGATCGGATCATATCAATTTTCATTTTAGGAAAGGTTGCTTTTATAATTAGTGCTGACACAAATCCTGCTGTGCCACCTCCAACTACTGCTATGTTCATACTTTTATTCATCTAATGTGTACCATCCAGTTACAATATACTTAACTCCTTTATATATAGGATTACCTCGATGTGGATGTGTAAAAGATGTAGGAAAAATACAAAGTTTACCAGGTTCCGGCTTACACTTTATACCTTGATACAAAAATTCTGTTTCTCCGCCTTCTTCAACAGCGTTTAAGTAGACAGTATAAGCAAGTATACGTGACGATGAACTTAAATCTGCATTCTCACAGTGCCAAGCATGATATCCTTGGTGCGGTTTAGTCTTTTGTATACTCATTCCTTTAGGCGAATGTTGTAAAACGTTACCTAAACTTTCGTATTTGCCTCGATACTTCTCTGTATAAATTTTATTAAGGGTACTATAAAAGAAATGGCAAAGATCATCGTCGGCATGATACCTACTATTATGATTTGCCCAGTCCATGTATACACGTTCGTCTTGATTCTTTGTACTACTTTGTAAATTTGTTAAATTATTAGCTGACATTTCCTCAAAGCGTTTTATAACTTGCTTACACCAGTCAATCGGAAAAGCATTTGGGTATTCTTCAACTCCGTCAAAATTACCATCCATTATTTTCTCCTATATAAAAAATTGTTGGTTTAATCTGTAAAGATTACCAGTAAACATTTCTGGTTTTACATATGCTGTATGTAGTTTTGATTGATTATACAAAACCATCCTATTAAATATCATCGGAACCATACCGATCATTTTAAAATCACCAATACTATCTGTAATATATTGTGTTATAGGATGCTTTCCAGCAACGTCTAATGTTTTATTTCCAGGTTCGTCATATGTTGTTTTATCATTGTATGTATAAAAACTTGTACCACCAGCACATTCGTTAGGTGTATTAAGATATATTGTAGATGCTATATTAATTTTACTAGGATTATCCTGATGTGGAGCAATCGGAGGTAGATTGTCTGTTTGCATTACATTTACCATAAAGGTAGCTCTCATTAAACTTTCTTGTACCCAGCCTAAAGGATGCTCATAGTACACATCATCAAAGTATGTACTAATTAATTGATCGAAAGCCCATCCTAAATTAGATAATTCATAAAACGCATTAACTCTTAAAGCAGGATTGCCGCCTCTGATACGTTTATTATACGAGGCAGGGATATCTAATGCTAGTTTTCTTACTGCCCAAGGATCTTTGTAAAAGTCATCAACAATAACTACTTTAACATCATTAAATTTTTGTACTGAAATGGACCAATCAGGATTAACGGCAAATACTTCGTCCTCATCAATTACATTTTTATCCATTGTGTTTCTCTCTTATAACAAAATTAGCACTTATAGTTGCTCTGGTATTACTACTTTGGTTGTCTGATACATAATGTCCAAGGTTACTTGGAAAATATATAATATCTCCTTCTTCACAAGGAGGTGTTATTCTATTGTTGTATTTGAAATCTTTAGATGACAAACTAGGTAAGCCTGACTGATGAAAATAGTCATATGTATTGTTATGAAACACAAAATTTCCACTACTAGGAGGAGTCTTAAGCATGTAAGCACAACTAATCTGAGCAGGGCCAGCATGATTATGAACTTCTTGGAACTGTCCTGGCTTATATCTATTAACCCAACATTCAATTTGGTAATCTAACGAAACATCTACGTCAAATACTTCTAAATATTCATTTAATCCTTCGATAGCTGATCTAATAAATCGTTTAAATGGTAATTCGTTAGCTTTTTTATTTCCGTAAGTAGTATCAACGTTACTATACCAAGTAGGTACTTTAGCAAAATTAGAATCATCGTTAAGAATTTCTTTAAAGTCTTCTTGAACTAAACTATGCTCTTTTAATAACGTTTTATATACTGGTATACCAAATAAATGTATGCTCATTAGTTCCGCATTTCAATTAGTTTGCCGTATTCTGGCAAATAACAATACTCCATTTCACTATTGTACAGTGTACGTACAGCATCATCTAGTGTTTCTACTAAAGGTTCGCCGCCTAGATTAAAACTAGTATTAAAAATAATCGGAACTCCTGTTTCTTTATAAAACGCATTAATAATGTCATAGTAATGTTTATTTTGTTTTTCAGTAACTGTTTGTATTCTACAAGTACCGTCTACATGAATAATACTTGGAATCTTTTCAGCAACTCCGTCTTTACAATCCATTGCGTACATCATATGCGGACTTTCTTCTAGTCCTTTCATATCAAACCATTCATGTGCGTGTTCTGCTAAGATTGTGCCGGCAAATGGACGGAAATATTCTCTACGTTTGACTTTATTAACGTGATCTTTTCCGTCTGGGTCTGTTGGATTGTATAAAATACTTCTATTACCTAATGCTCTTGGTCCATTTTCAGAACGTCCTTGAAACATAGTTACAATAGTATTGTTTTTAATAAGTTCTATAACTTTATCGTTAGTAGGACAATCAACTACTGTAGCATTATACTTCTCAGCAGTATCATTAATCTCTTTGTCAGTATATGTATAACTAAATCCTTCGTAAATAGTTTCTGCGTAATCTCTTACTTTTTTATCTTTAGTTGTTTGATGATAAACTAACAAAGCGGCACCAATTGCTGTACCTGCGTCACTTGAAACAGGCTCTACATATAAATTAATACCTTCTTTAGCCAATTTATCTAAATACCAATAGTTAGCAACACAATTTAATGCGTATCCTCCGCTAAGTACAACATTTTTATTACCTGTAGTTTCTACAGATTGAAAAATTAAGTCTAAAACTTGTTGTTGGGATCCTGCTTGTACAGCATATGCTAAATCTCTTCGATTTTCTAATGTTGTAAGATCAACATTACTGTCATGTAAGTCTTCAGACGTTTCTAAAAACTCATATTTGCTTTCGTTTACCACAGCCGCATTAGGATATGTAGGTACAATTACATTTCTATCACTGCTAGTCCATTTGCCGCCGCCACCGTTAGTATAAATTTGAGGTACATTAGGGTTAGGCTTTCCGTAAGGTGCTAATCCCATAGTTTTACCTGCTTCAATTGGTTGAAATCCACAGTATTGTGTTACTGCTTCGTATGCTTTAACAATGCCAGCAGTATCATCTAAAATTAATTGGTGATATCCTTCTTCACCTTCTCTTTCAGAAGGAATATAATCAACTTTTGCTCCTGGGAAAGGACCGTTGCCGCCTTGATGTTTGAATACAGTTTTAAAGTTATCAGGATATGAACAATTAAAAATAGTTTCACATTCCCAAGTCATAAATTCTTCTTGGAACTGACCAGCATTAATATTCATCGGAATAAATGTACCAGCACCGTCTACAATTACTGCTGTAGCACTTTCAAATCCTGATCTATAAAACGCACAACTAGCATGTAACTTGTGATGTATATGACTTAGGTCAATTACTTGTCTATGATCAAAGTTTGAACCAAAAGCATTTTCCGCTCTATCAATAAGTCCTAACTTTCTTGCTAGTCCAGTGTACATATCTCCGCCACTAAAGTCAATTCTACTTGAATCTGCTAAAGGTTGTGTATGTGCTACTACTAGATAATCTAATTTATCTGTATATTCTAAAAATTTGATCATTGCGGCAAGAGGTCCGCCATCATACTTTTTACGTGTTAAGCGTTCTTCTTCAATAGCAAAAACAATTTCGCCATCTTTAAGGAGAACTGCTCCTCCATTGTGTCCTCTTGTGATTGCGCCAATCCACTGTGTCATACGTTTTCTTCCTTAATAAGTTGTTATACTATATGTACCTATAAAATCAGTCAAGATCGTTCTGATTTGGCATAGGTAAAGTTGTTTGTTGATACATTAAAGATGTACCTGCTTGAGTTGATAATGTTTCAAATGTTTCGTATTCAAAATCAGCAACAAATACTCTACGATCATTTAATGTAGGATATGTTCCGTGAAATACTCTTCCGTCCATAATAACAACACCACCCGGCGTTGGTTTTATACGAACGTGATTAATGTCATGTTCAAACGGCTGTAGTGTAACTAGTGATCCTGCTAATGGATATAGTTCTGTTGTTTCTACATCGTCTAAAAACATTACAACCGATAATTGTTTGCCTGGTTGATGACAATGCATACCACTGTACGAACCCGGAGGATATTTTAATCCCCATGCTTTTAAACATTTACCCATAGTAATTGGTAAACTACTTTGAAGTAAACATTTTTTAATAAATTCTTGAAAGTCTAGTTCAGGATCAACTGTGTCTGGGTAATTCATTTCACCTTGTGTATAAAATACATAAGGCATAAGTTTATCTTTTTTAGTATCGTATATTGTATCGTCAAATAACTTTTCAAACCTTTTCCATCCGGGGTAAAAGTTATCTGTAATGACCCAAGTCTCTAAACTTTGCGAGGCTTTTACTTGCGGCTTAACATTCTTTTGCCACTCGTGTTCCATTCTAGCATCTAAAGCTCTATGATCAAATTCTTCAGCCAATTTATTTTCCTGTTCTTCCTAATATTTGAGCAGGTTGTTTAGCATGTGTTACTCCGTCTGAATGTACTACTCCATGAGTTGGGCAGACCTCCCCTTGCTCTTGTTGCGGTTTGTAGTTTCCGCTGTAACTTCTCGGCTTACCCAAACGCTTGCGAGCACTTGAAATAATCTTTTTAAAACTTTCATCATTTAACTCCATAACTTCGTCATTAAATCTTTCGATTTCATCTTCCATAGTAAGTCTAATAGGACTAAACTTACGTTTGCCTTCACCTAAATCAATAATATCAAAATCTGGTGAGTCTGGATAAGAAATATTAATAGGATATGTACTACCAATAACACTAGTACATGTAGTACCTAATGCTTTTGCCATATGTTGTCCTAAACTATCACATCCAATAAAGTGATCAGCAATTTGAATTACACTAGACCAAACTCTTACATCTGGAATTTGTGGAACAGCAATAGGAACTGTTGGCTTTTCTTCAATAGTTACAGGAAACTCGCTCATTACAATCACAGCATAGTCGTCACGCAAATCTTTACAAACACGTATAACATCATTTAAGTGAAAACTTCTTGAAGTTCCGTCAATTACAAAGTCACCCATATTTTCGGCTGTACGACCAAATGGTTGGAACACTACTACTTTGTCTTTACCAGTTACTGCTTTAATTTCTTCAACAACTTTATACCCTTGTACAAGTTCATGCTTGTTCATATGTATAGTTGGATCTTGTAATTTTCTAACACCTTTGTTATTAATAGCAATATCAAATGCTTGTGCTAAACTACATTTTTGATTATAATATTCCCAGACTCTATACGGCTCTGGCGAAATAATATCTCTATCTTTAAGATAATCTTTAAATAAATTTTTATGCCAATTGTCATATGCTAGTTCATGTAGTTGTGGATGTCCTTTGTAAAAGTCCATTCCGCCTTCACAAACAATAATAAAGTCTTGATCTTCTTCGTACAGTTTTTCAAACGCTGGAATACTTGCGACAACCCTGCCTGCTCCACCGTTGATAAAATATGCTTTTTTGCGTTCCA